CGGAAATGAAAAAGGTTCGTAGCTACAAAGACTATCTGCGTCTCAAGGGCATCAAGCCGATGCGCATTGTGCAGACGCGGAAACAAAAGGGCGACATCATTATCAACTGGTGCAAGCCAGCGGAGATCGTTCGGTGAAACACTCGACAAGCTGCGCAATCTTTCGCCGAGGCGATCTCCAAGCGTGGTGCGATTGCGGAGCCGAGAAACCAATTGTTGAGCGGCTAGAGTATTTCAACCAAGGCCGGATGTACGAACGCAAGATGATCCTCGAACGCCTGCGCTACGGCGTGAAAGAGTTCAGGTCACTCGGCGAAGACTACGACAAGTGGAACTTGGTGGCTGAGATACTTGAGGAAGAGGCCGACATTATTGAGACGGGAGATTATTGAAATGACTAAGAAAGAACTACGCGCTTTGCCGTGGTATGGCGGCAATAAGATACCGGCTAGTTACTTAGCTAAGTTCAGCATCGCGTCGAAGGACAGCGAAGAACAACTTGAACTGCCGTTCGAACTCCGGCTTTTTCTGGGACAAATGAAATGACAGCACACGCTAAGTTCGGCGCGTCTAATGCGAAGCGCCGCATGGGATGCCCCGGTTCTATGCAGGCCGAGGCTCCGTTCCCGAACACGAGTTCGCCTTACGCAGAACTCGGCACAGCCGCGCACGAACTTGGCGAGTATTGCCTAGTCAACAACATCGCCCGCGCCGATGAATGTCGCGGCAACGAGATCAACGGCTTCGTCGTTGACGACAACATGATCGCGGCGGTGCAAGTCTACATCGACCATGTGCGGGCGGTTGCTATCTCTGAGCCGACGCTGTGTCGCTACGAAAAGCGGTTCACTCTCGATAAGTTAGACCCGCCCATGCCCATGTTCGGCACGGCGGACTGCATCATCTATGGCAAGGAAAGCGGAACGCTATACGTCATTGACTATAAGCACGGCCAAGGTGTTGCTGTCGAAGTCGAAGACAACGCGCAGCTTAAATACTATGCGCTCGGCGCGATCCTTGAGATCGGCGACAAAGCGCCCGTCAATAAAGTTACTACGGTAGTTGTGCAACCACGCGCCATACATTCCGACGGTCCTGTGCGGCAACACAGCTACAGCCGCGACGAGATCATGGACTTTGGCACGGAACTGATCGACGCAGCGCACGAAGCCATGAAGCCGGACGCGCCACGCATTGCTGGCGACCACTGCAAGTTCTGCTTGGCCGCTGGAACTTGTTCGGCCCTGCGCAACAACGCTCTTGAGATCGCACAAGACGAGTTTGGCGCAGTGCGAAACATCAATGACCTAACTCCACAGGAGGTCGCGGACTATCTGGAAAAGGTTCCGCTGATCGAAGAATGGATCAAGTCGCTACGCCGCCACGCCAATACGATCCTTGAGACGGGCGGGACACTGCCCGGCTACAAGCTAGTCGAGAAGCGCCCGACCCGGCGCTGGCGTGTCGAGGAAGAATTTGTGGCATGGGCCACACAAGAAGGTCTGGATGACGACGACATCTACGAAAAGAAGTTGAAGTCGCCATCGCAGATCGAGCGGATCGTGGGCAAGAAAAACTTGCCGACAACGCTCGTCATGGCTGTATCAACCGGCACGTCTATGGTCGCTGATACAGACAATCGTCCGGCTGTTGCCACTCTGGCAGCAGACGATTTTACCGTTGAATGAGGATACTCCGACATGACAAAAGTTATTACACCCGAAGCCATCATCTCTTACCCGCACGTTTTCGAACCGCAAACCCCTCCGGGTGCAAGTGAGCCAGTCTATTCTTGCTCACTGGTGTTCGAAGCTGGCGTCGATCTTTCAGAACTGAAGGCGACGGCTGCGGCGGTAGCCAAGGAGAAATGGGGAGACAAGACAAAGAGCCTAATGGAGAGCGGCAAAATTCGTATGCCGTTCCGCACGGACGGCGAAGAGAAAGGTTACCCGGAAGGGTCGATCTTTATGAACGTCAAGTCTAAGCAGCAGCCCGGTGTTGTTAGCAAGTTTGCTGGCGACAACGGCAAACCTGCCCCGATCACGGACCCCAAGGAAATCTATCCGGGGGCTAAGGTCCGTGCCTCGCTGCGCGCCTATGCGTACAGCGTCAACGGCAACAATGGCGTTGCCTTCTCGCTTGGCAATCTTCAGAAGGTGGGCGACGGCCCACGTATGGATGGCCGACTGTCGGCTTCGGACGAGTTTACTGCCACGGAACGTCCGTCCGCTGACATCTCGGACCTTGATGATTTGCTCTGAGTGAAGGGAGGGCCGGGGAGTTGGAAGTCGCCCCGGCCCTTTCCTTAATCCAAGGCTTCGGAAATCATCCGCGCCTTCTTAGCTAAGGTCTTAGCTACAATCTCATCAACAGAATTGACAAGGCCGAAGGTCCGCACAATGACGGGCTTAGTCTGGCCGATGCGGTGGCAACGCTTAGCCGCCTGTGCGTTCGTCGCCGGAACCCAATCCATCTCCACAAACGCCACCTGATTTGCAGCCGTCAACGTGATCGCCGTTGAGCAGGCCGTGATCTGGCCGATGAACACGCGGCACTTGGGGTCGGACTGGAAAGTGTCAATTGACGCTTGACGGTCTGCCGTCGCCATGCCGCCTGCAACTACCACCGGGTTGTAATCCTTCAGCGTATTGTACAAGTTTTGGATCGCGTCGGTGTGGTAGGCAAAGATCACGATCTTGTCGTAGGCATCATCTTGCAATTCGCCAGCTATTTGGGTGGCAATTGGTCGAGATTTGGCTACCCCGGTTAGCCGACGTAATGACGCGATGTGAGGGGCAATGCCCTCAATCTTCTCGGACAAGTCTTGCTCGGTAAGCGCGTGGGCAAGGATAGCATCGACGGCTTCTTTCTCACGCGGGTCTTCGATGTGTTTGGTGTCGCTCCAGTTTTCCACCTCAATGGGCGTATCCTGCCACCAGATCGGCGGCAAATCTTTCAGCACCACTTCCGATTTGCGGCGCAGCATCATTGACTTCAGGATCGTCTTGAACTCTGCCATGCGCTCGGTCTTGTTGCCGAGAACCTGAAGGCCGAACTGGCCGTTCCAAGTCTTGCAGAAATAGAGCGTGTAGTCCGTGAAGTTTAAAGGGTACTGCCAAATAGCTTTAAGGTGCGTCCAGAAATCGCTGACATTGTTAGGAATGGGAGTGCCACTAAGAAGCCACACACGATCAGCAAAACGAACGAGGCCATCGCCGCGACAGAACTGACCATATAAATACTTTGTACGCTTAGCAGTCCTATTCTTGAGATAATGCGCTTCATCCAGAACCAGAACATCAGGCTCAAACTTGGCGATTTCATTGCGAACATCCTTTGACTGCACGATCTTGTCGTAGCTGAAGACTTTTATCTCACGCTCTACAGTACCCCACTTCTCAAACTCACGACGCCAGTTAATCTTGGCGATGGCCGGGCAGACCACCACGACTTTTGTCAGGCCGAGTTTATCACAGGCCGCAATAACTTGAAGTGTTTTACCTAGGCCCTGTTCGTCTGCGAGGAACGCAGCCGGGTGGTCACAGAGAAAGTCTGCGCCGACCTTTTGGTAATCGAATAGATGGTTCATCTTCCCTCTCTGCGGCGTAACAAGCCAGAAGCGCAGCCTCGGCCCTGCCGTCATCTTTCTTTCTTGCGAAGAGATGAGCGTAGTCTGGGAACAACTCTTGCGCCCGCTGCCGACTACCGTCCTTCCCTCCGAAAGTCCGCATAGATTTAGTCCAAGTTGCGGGCGGGATCAACTCAAAAGGAACAGAGAACCCGGCCAGCACACCTTCGATGATCCCCGCAGCACGGCCAAAGCTGAACATCGAGGACACACCTTGGCCCGGCATGGCGTGGACTTTCTCAATCATAGCGGAAGTATCGTCGGAGATATGGTCGCGTAGAGCGACGGCAAGTGCGTGTGCGTCTACTTGGTTCACAACACGAGGGCCGCGTTTAACTTTGACAGTCGGCATATCTATGACGACAAGTTCTCGGCTATCCTTATCTAGAATAGCGACGGCCCCAAACGCGCCGGGGTCAATGCCCATGAATTTCATGGGCGTGTTGTATAGTATTAGAAGCTAGTTCGCAAGTTACTACGCGGCCCCAATGACTTACGATGGCGAAGCCCGTCGGGTTTGTGGCGGCGTTTTGACTTGGGCATGGGCTTCCAAGTCTGTTCTTTAACTGAAGTCTTCTTCGCCATTACTCAATCCTACTTCTTTACCGGCGGTAACTTTCCGTTCTCTTCCACGTAGCGGTCGAGCGCCATAGCGCCAAACGTCTTGCGGAATACAGACCGAGAGAACTCCATGCGCTTACGAACCTGAGCGCGGCGTTCGTCGTCGTCCATCTTCTTCCATTCCGGCGTAGCCATGTCCGCCTGAATAAGAGCCTTGCCAAGTTTACCTGAAGCGAACGTAAACTGGCGGCGCTCTTTGTCCGTAAGTTCAATCTCAAACTTCAGCGGCTTCTCTTGGCCGGTGCTAACCGTCAAAGATACTTCTTTCTTAGGCGGTGCAATGCCAAGTTGAAGCCGACCGATCTCTTTCAAGAACGGGTCTTTTGTCGCAGTGGACACGCCAACCGGGGACAGAAGATTGAACGAAACCGCGCCGACTTGCTCGGCAAAAGGACGCCCGGATACGGGCAGCGCGCCTGTCCGTGTCAAAGGGTCGCCCCAAACATTAAGTTTATTAGGAACCCGGTCGATGTCGTAGTCCGTCCCAGCAATCGTGAAGGTGTTGCCGCGAATAACCGGGATACGATTTTGCACTTCCTTGAGGAGCGAATTTGCTTCACGCACTTGCGGGTCAATTGCAGCCCCAGCTTGGCGCAGCAAGTTCGGAACAGCAAGGCCAGCGGCTGTGTCGCGCAGGAACTTCTCGACGGTTGTGATGTCCGCGTAATCGCCAGCAACGCTTTCATAAAGATTGGTGAAGCCTTGCAGGTATGTTTTCTGCGCGATGTTGGACGCGATAGAGAAAGGAATGAAGGCCATAGCCTTTTGGTATTCCTCTTCCGTCATGTAATCCTTGGCGGTTACGGCATCCGCCACCGCACCAAAAAGCGTGGCAAACGGATCGAGACGACCTATAGAATAGTATGTATCGCCTGCCTTAATGCTGTAGGGCTGCCAACCCGTAGCCAACAACGCCGCTCTTTCTTTAGGATCAGTAGGCCCGGAGCCGGTAATTTTTCCTTCCAACGCCAAACTAGCCAACCCGCCAGTAGCCATAATCCCAAGAGATAGTTTTGCCAAAGCCTCGTCACGCTGCCGCCCGCCAGCCTTGATCTCGGCCATCCATCTGTCGGACAACGGAGCGAGCGGAGAGCGTTCCGCCGCATACTTCAATAGGTTGGCCGGAGATTTGAAGAACGGAAGAATAAACGAAGCGGCAGGGGATTGCGCGAGATACCGCTGAAACGCTTTACCTTGCGGCCCTAGTTCTGCTTGGAACGTGCGATATTCGGCCTCCCGTTCCGCCGCCTTTTTCATGGCTTCGGTGGGTTCTTCTTTATATTTAGCAAACAACTCGTCTAGTTTTTGACGGTCGCCGTTGCTTTCGTCGAAGGCTTTCTTAAATGCTTGCGCGTTCAATTCGCCCCGACGGTGTATAGCTTTGAAGAACTCATCTTGCGTAAGCAGGAAGCGAGTTGGGATACGGATAATCTCGCCGCCTGTGCCACCGATAGCGTTGCGCTGGACATCGAGCCGCGACACCCGGCTTTGTGTCTCACCTGTCTTAAAGGCTTGCGCTGCAAGTTTAAGTCCTTCGCGCGCACCTTGCTTCATACCGACTAGTCGCGCGCCAACTTCACGGAAAGTAACTCGATCCGGCGTGCGCCGCAGCGCACCGATCCCGGCTTCCAGCGGCTTCTCAATAACCGGAGACAGCGCCGTAAGTGTATTGGACGCAAGGTTGATCGACTGAGTTTTAATACCGGAAAGCCAGTAGTTAATATAAAACTCGCGGAACTTATCCTTAAAGGTAGGCGTTGCAATTTTGCTAACGAACTTCGCAGCGGATGCAGGGTCATCGAATGTGGCTAGGCTTTGGATCAACTCTTCAGTTGATACGCCTTTGGCCCGCTGTTCGAGAAGCTGCTTCATCGCAATCGAAATATCTACGGACGGGCGCTCGCGAAGAACGCGCATGGCCCGCCCAAGTTCCGAACTTGCGCCCTGAAGCGTCTCAAGAAACGCCGTATTCGAGACAAGACTATCGACCGCCTCTTGGAAAGCTACCGGGTCTTGGCCGCCAGAAGCCACCCATGCCTTTGCCTTGGTGACAGCATCTTCCGTGTTCTGGTAAATGACGCTCTTAGCGGCCTGAATTTGCTCGGCATTCAACGGCATACCAACTTTACGACCAAGAAGATCATTCAGCGGAACGCTCTTCGAAAGGTCATTGATCTGCTCAATTGTCATCGTGCCGCGTCGGGCTTCAGGAAAGTCCTTGTTGGCCTTCGCCACATCCGACAGAAACTGTTGTGTCTCTTCTGTGGTCTGGAAGTTGGCGGCTTTCAGCGTACCAATACGTTCTGGCGCTGGCCCTTCCGGCGTTCCGGCGGCCATGCCTTTAATAACATCTTCGGCGCTTGCGCGCATCTCACCTACACGCTCCGGGGTAAGC